TCCATTACAAACTTCTTACCCTTTGCCTTAGCAAACTCTAACTCTAGTCTGTACCAGATGATGTTGTAGAGGTATTGATAGGGCTTAATGAGATCAACAAGTGAGGTTGGTTTGCTGTTGATGTTGTTGAATATTCTACCAATGAATGGAAGTTTACACTTGTATGGGTTATCCACTGTATTGAATTGATAGGGACTCTCATAGGCAAAGAAGATTGTTGGTCCAATTTGCACTCCAATCCATGTCCTAGGTATCCAGTTCCACTCAACTTTAATTTCCCCTTCAAGTTCCTCAGGAATCTTAAAACTCTCATCAACAACTTTCTTTTGTACCTGTCCATTCTGATCAAGGTAAGTTGCAGTCCCAATCTTTTTCTCACTTTTCCATGTGGTAAGTTGCATGAGAATTTTGGTACCTGTGTAGTTGTAGTGTGGGTATGTTGTTGTAATAACTTCTGGGGATTGTCCATATGATGCTGTTGCATTAAATATTTCTGCACTTCTTAAGTTTTCTTTATCCTTATCTGTAAGTCTGTCTCCAAACCAATCTAATATTTGTCCTCTATCTAACCACATTCTACCTACTGCCCAATCACAATCCTCAATAAAGAGTGAGTCTTGATTCTTATCACACTCAAAGTGTATTGGGTTCCAAGGTATTAAAATTGGTTCATTATTAAAGATACCTGCATAATATACCTCCTCTGCACAAGTAAGTGCATTTTGAAAACCTCTAATAAAGTGATTCTTGAGCTTAAGAGACTTCTCAAGATGAGTTAAGAGTTTATTAGCAGTTATCTCAACAGAGTTTGTATAAGAGTTTGTAAAGTATTCCTCTACCTCCTTAGGTGTTTCTGCTTCTACCTTTTCTCCTAAAGCATTCTTAAGGATGGCAAGATAAGAGTATTCTAAAGCTTCTTTCTTATCATTGAGATATTGGTTAAAGCCTTCTCCAGCAGTAGAGACAACTTTATAGGTAAAGGGCCTCTTAAGTTCTTCACCAACCAGTTGAAGAACTGAGGAGCGTACAATATTATAGTCTTGGAAATTAGCAGGAAGATTACCAATACTATCATGTATATCAACACCATAAGGCTTAGTAACATAACTAAAATCTTCAATATTAACAATTGAATTAAAGAGGTCATAATTAATTTGTTTAGCTTCTCTAGAAGTTCTGCTTCCTGATAGATTAGAGTAAGCTCTACCTACTAAAGCAATAATACATTTCTTTTGCCAATCTAAGGTTTCCTTAGTTTTTTGAGGTACCCTTTGTTCTGGGAGTGGTGGAATCATTAATTATAATTACTAAATAGTTTAGAAGAGAAGAAATCTCTACCATTCCTCTTATACGAGTCTTTAAAAGCAGGCTGTACTCTAGTCAACTCTATACTCCTTATGAGGGCTAGTGAGAAGGATATAAATCTATCAAAGTTACCTCTACTATTATAAGAGATAAGTTCTTGTAAAAGTCCTACGGACTTAATTTTATACACATTACTCTTACCATCCTCATACTCTTCTCTTAACCAGTTATTTACATAAGTAATAAGTTCATTTTTAACAGAGGAATATGAATTGCCGACAACCCTGATACCATAGGTGTTACTGTGTTGGTTAGATGCAGCCTTGACAATACTCGGGGTTCTAGATAGTAGATGCAATTTATGTTTGTTCTCACAGTGAGTTTTGAAATTGTTGATGTTATTCTCATATAGACAACTTGCGTTATAATACTCTATTAAGAGAATACATTGGTCATAAAACTCTTTAAAGTTCTGTGGTCTACCTGTATACTCAGCAACTGGAAGATCATGGGTTTCTTCTCCAATAGCATATCTTTTAAATATAAAGAGTGAGCCTAAAGACTCACTATAATTAGCCTCATCAGTAGCATAAGGATCTAGCCCTGCAGTATATAAATTATACGAGATACCTGGAGTTGGTTTTTCCCAAATCTGTATACAACCACTCTTATCAAAAGATTTATCTCTATATTCAAGTGGTTTGAGAGATAGGTCTGGAACAAACTCAGGATTACCTCTCTCATCATAAGACATTCTACCACAAATACCTTTATACTCATCCTTAGTTTGACATAAGCCCAATTGTTTACGCAAGTCTTCTGTAGGAAATACATTATTAGAGATAATTTGAAAGGCTTCAGATGGTGACCAAGCATACTCAGTAGTATGTCTAAGATATTCCTCAGGACTTTTAGCTTTAGCTTTCTTATTTTCTCTAAGTTTAGTAAGAAGCTCTTTAGCCTTAGGTATATCTGAGTTACCTTCCTTATCATAAGCCCCTTCATAATTCTGATACATAGGAAAGAAGAAGCCTGCAGACTTTTCTTTTAAGCCATCTTCATCCCATACATTCTCAAAAGGCATCATATTATAATTATCAGGATTATAATACATCTCAGCAAAGTCAATAGTACCTGCTTCCATATCACCTCCTGTATTACCAGAAACAAATCCATTTGTAAGGTAAGTATGTGTTATCCCAGCATTAAGATTATAAACTTCTTTATCTCCTATAAATTCAATACTCTTAACTCTATTAGATTCAAGATTATCAAGTTTATTATTTTTTAAATAATATTGACCTTTACCATTATCTTTATTTTCTTCAAACAAACAGTTATCATAAACATATCTTGTATTTTTATTTTGTACAAAATCATCTAAGACTTTTTGTTTATGTTCACTTTTAAAAGATATATGTTTTTTAAATTCTATAACATCTTTATCTTTAGATATATACAACCTGTATACATCTCCAGGTTTGTATCCTGTTTTTCTATATTCTTTTACTATAGAAGATCCTACATTAAGTTTATATAATAATTGAGATACTCCTTCTAATAAATGTTTATATTTAGATGTTAATACTATTCTTAAACTATTTTTCTTAGAGTTATAGTATACACTTCCATCTGCATCAAAGTATCCTCCTAAAAATTCTGAAATACTATACATATCACATCTATGTAAGTTAATAGGTAACTGTTTGGTTTCCCAACTTTGTCCATACATATCTACATTTCTTAAATCATTAGTTATTTTAGATATACTAACTCTTCTATATAATCTTCCATTAGCTTGTAATTTTTCCCTATCTGTTTTTAATTGTAATCCCAGTGAAGTAATCCAGTTATATAAACCATCACTATCTATACTAACTTCAGGAGTTCCTTTACCATAATAACCATCTCCTAATAGTAATCCTAATAATCTAGGATTCCACATTTTATCATTACCAAATATAGGAACTTGTCTCACAGACATTAGTTGTTCTCCTACTTTAATGTCTTCAGCTTTCTTAAAAGTAGTTACCTTACGATTACCTTTAGTTAGTTTGTTTTTAGAAACTAATAAAGGATGATCATTACTGCATTCTATAATTTTATTCTTCTCAGTAGTTATTCTATAACAAGGTTTTTTAGCAGGAGGTTGCATCCAAACAATAGGTTCTTTTATTACCCCTGCTCCAGCATACCCTATAATACCTTCTTCTTGTCTAAGATCTTCAATATTAACTAATCTACCATCATGAGTCCATACTTTAGTTCCTGCACAAACACAACCAAACACTATCATCATCCCAGTATAATAATCCCCTGCCTTAATAGAAGGTTCCATAGCATAATAACTCTCATTCCAATTAATGAAAGTACCAGCTTCTTCTACAATAATTTTAGACGCATCAGCTCCCCTTGCAGCATCAGGGTTATTCTGAAAGGATACACAAGTAATAGCACTTTGATGACCTTTAGCTAACTCTGTACCATCATCAGTATACTCTATATAACCACTCTTAATACGCCCATCAGCTATCTTATTAACTAGCCTGCTTCTTTTAAAAGCTGGACAATGCTCATTTAAGTGATTGAGCATATCCATAACTTTAGTAAAGATACCAATCTCTGAGAATAGATACTTCTTATCATAAGCAGCAACTAGGGTAAGGCTTTTCTTAATGAAGGTATATTCCCAAGCAATAGTAGCAGCATTCTTATAAGAGAAACCTCTTCTTCTTGCTTTACCTACTATCATGCTTTTTCCTCCTTCTGTCCATAAGACCTTGTTATTCAGGTGTAAGGATGGGATAAGAGTTGGGTCTATACCATTCTCTGCAATCTCTAAGAACCAGAAGTACTCATAATCACCATCCCAAAAGTCAGGAAGTAGGAATCCTTTAGATACCTTTCTCTTACCTCTATTATCATCAGTAAGATTTACTTTATTAATGAGGCAATAATTCAAATAGAAATAATGTTTACCAGTAATCTTAGCTCCAG